CATTATCTATTAATATTTTATGTTTCCACACAGCAGAATGAAACTTATCTTGATTTATAGTTCTAGTACCATCTTCATTAACATCAATTAAATCTGACAAGAAGAACTATTGCGACCATTTCTTTGGTAATCTACTTATCTTTCTATATACATCAGAATTCTGAATTCTCCATTTTAATTTATTAGAATACTCTTGTGTAGCATATTCTATTTGTTCATCAGATCCTCTCTGTGCAAAAGGTATCTACTTTCTTTCTACAATTATTGCAGTTAAACTATTTTTTGCACTTTTAACTGTATTTAATATTTGAGTCTAAGTGACTTCATCAATAGGATCATCTTTTGAAGTTAACTTATTATATACAGTCATAAAGAATGGATCTACTTTACCAAGATTATAACATTTATCTACTAAGTCTAAATAACTTTCAACGTTCCATAGATTCTCTAATATCTTATTCCACACAACATTGAAATCTTCAGATCTAGTAGTCATCAACAAGTCATCTTCCTCTTCTACTAAGTATTTATTACCTGTTTCTGGATCAAATTCGTATTTAGTTTTAGGAATAGAATAAAAGAATAGTTTCGCTTTGAAAGCTACATTGGCTTTTTTACTTATTGTATAACTTTCTTTATCCCAAGTATTATCAGGGTTATCCCCAAGTTCTCTTTCTTCTCTTTCTTGTTCTTCTGATTCTTCAGTATTCTTTTTAATAATACTAAAGTTTCTTAAATAATCATCTATTTGCTTCTTGAATACTTCTTTGTTGTTGATTACATCTTTGATAAGTTGTTCTTGGGATTCATCATACATTCCTAATTCTAAGTTGGTAGTTAGAATATCATCGAATATATCATTAATCTTTTTAGGTAAGCTCTGTAAATCTTCTATACTACTAATATTAAATGTATCCATTACTGTAGCATTCAAAGAATCTACTACAGCGTAGAAAGTAGTAGCATCTGCTATAGAAGCTATTTTCTTTAATTCTTTATCCTCTACTCCTGGAACGTAATAGTACAACGTACCACCAAATCTTTTTTCAAAATCTTCTAGTGTAGATTTAGACGGTTTATATTTTGAAAACTCTCCTTTACGTATTTTATTAAATAAAGTTCTTACTAAATCTCCATTCCTAGTAATACCTAATACTTTAAGTATTGTATTAAATAATTTTTTAACCCTATATGCTATAGATGGTCTAGTTTCATTTAGCATATACTGTCTGAATTCTTCAGCAAGAGCCTCTTCTACTTCTTGTTTAGAAGCATCTCTTAAATACGGATATTGTTTTACATAATCTTGATATACTTGTTCTCTAAGCTTATCGTTTATTAATAACTAACTTACATAATGGAAACCTTCGTGGAATTCTACTCCTTGCCCAGATTGTTCTGATAAGAATATTCTCGCTGCTATATCGCCACTAAGTCTATCCATACATACTTTTAAAGCACCATACACCTGTGGAGCGTTAGCCATTCTAAATACTGCTTCTGAAGTTACAACATCTGATTTGTCAATGCCCAGTTTATCTTGTAACCATTGTCTAGCTTCATCTACATTTAATTTACCTTCACCTTTTACTTGTGAAGTTAACCCTCTTTTAGCTAATCTCTGAGCAGCTTGCAATTTACCATTTCTACGAATTACTTGCCATTTACCAGTTTTATATTTATATTGAGGAGAATTAGCTTTCATCCAATCTTTAATCTGTTCTTCAGACCAATTTTCATTAGTAGAAACATATTCTATACCGTTAGTAGAAACAGGCTTATTGTCTTGTTTTACTTGTTTAGTACTAGTTTCTTTTACCTATTTCTATACAGGCTATGGTTTATTCATATTAACCATTTCTGTTTCAGTAACTTGTGGTACAGCTACACCATCTGTATATATAAAAGGAGCTCTATATATAGTATCACCTAAATCTGTTTCAATTTTACCAGTGTTAATTAACCAAGTAAGTAAAGACACTGGTCCTTTATCAGTACCTATTCCTAAGTCTTCTCTAGTAAAAGCTAATTGCTCTAAACCTGCTATCTTAAATTGTTTAGCATTCGGATACTGTTTAAAATAAGAAGTAGCTAGTCTAACAATACTATTTGGTATAGGTTCCAATAAAGCATACTTATCTGTATTCCAATGCAGATCTTTAGCTATTTTTCTTATAGCTAATTTATGCTGAGATTCTGAAGCTCTGCTAGGATCAAATTCTACTTTTATGTGTCTACCATTAGAATTTCTTACAGCAAATTGTATATGCGTATTACCTTCTTCAGGATGATAATACAACATTTTATCCATTAGAAATGGATATTTTTCTCCAACTTCATCACCAATAATGGTTTTGGAACCATTATTAACAATAATATCAAGCACATCTTGCTCAGCTCCACCAAGTTTTACTTTACCGATCAATAACTTATATGCTAATTCAGCTAAAGAATTAACCTTACCATCTTTTCCCAATTCAACTTCATCTCCATAAATATCATAATCTAATTTATGTATAGACAATTGAATAGGAGCTATAGAACCATTAGGTGTTTGTTCTGCTTTTGGGAATATATATAATGCTCCAGATCTACCAACACCATTACCAGCTAATTCGTCATTAGACCCTAATTTGCGAATTACAAAAGGCTCAGTAACAAAGTCTTCCACAGAACCAGTACCATAACCAATTTGCAATTCTTTTACTTGTTTGTCTAACTTTCTTACATTATTTTGTTCTAATCTAAAGTCATTAACTTCTGTAAGTTTGCGTCTTATAGGAGCTCCTTCTGGAGATTTTTGGTTATTAAATTCTCCATTACTTATTCTTAATTTAGCTGGTTTAACAGACTTTATAATAGTAGTAGGTATAGTTTTATTACTACCAAGGTAAGCATTTACTATCTGTTGTCTAATTTCTATTAACTTTTCTTTCTGCTTTTGTAACTACTGGACTTGTTCAGAATTATAATTACCAGATGCTATTTCTTTATCTACATAATCTGGAGTTCTTAGAGAAGCTATCATTACTCCATCAGTATCTTCTAACACTAAGTGAATAGCTTGCATATATGGAGAAGTGTCTCCGTATCTATGGTTAGTTACTATATAATAAGCATTTACAGAATTTATCCAACCGTTCTTTAAAAGTCTTTTAGATAATTCTTTTCCTGGTAATACAGGTATTACTTCTCCTTTACTATTAGTAAAAGTAATAGGTTTATCATTCACAGTAATATTCATTGGAGATGTAGCATCTGGTTGGAAGAAAAACGTGTTAGAAACATGTTTTACTTTCTATACCTTTCTATTACTCAATGCATCAGAGTTATTAGTAACAGTTTCAGGTTTCATATTAGCGTAGCCAGTTTCTCCATATACTTCAGTAGAAGTATCTTCTAGCATTTGAGCTTCTGCTGCCAATACTTCATCAGATATAAAAGTAGTTCCATCATTTACATATATACCTCTATCAACTATAGTTATAGTAGGAGCATCCTGAGCAGGCTTGCTGTCTTCTACTTGAGTTGGAGTTGGTGGTACTGGATTACTTTTATCTTTTGTATTAGTGTTCTGTTCTTCATTTGCTTCTTGAGCATCTGTAGCTACAGCAATTTCTGGTACTTCTTCAGATGTTTGTTCACTAACACCAGATACTTCATCAGGATTCTATAAAGTTCTGTTACGTATATCTTCCTATTCTAGCTCTTGTGGAGAAGGTGTGCTATCTTCTATGTGACTAACATCGTCTACAGTTACATCAACTTTTTCTTCTCTGGCTATAATATCCTGTACTTCTTTTTCTGGCTATTGTATCTATTCTTCTATAGAACCTTCCACCAGAACATCTTCGCTACTAGGTTCTATTTCTAACTATCTACCTTTTTGATTTAGTAAAGCTTGCTCTTCTTCTCTAAGAATTTCATCTACATCTGTAGACATAGACTCTGGTATTACAGGTTCTGCTGTTTCTGTTTTAGTTTCTTGTACTACAGGCTGTTGTTGTACTCCTTCTTGTATTGGAGTTTCTGGTTTAACTTCTACTTTTTCTTGTTTCTTAGTAGTATCTTCAATAGCAGCTGCTGGATTTTCTATTACTCCCTCTTCTGGTAGTACTTCACCAGCTTCCTCTTTTTCTTTTCTAGCAACTTTTTCCTATCTAACTGATTTACTTAGATGTTCAGCAAATAACGAATTGGCTACAATTCTAGACGCACGTTCCTGATCAGCTAATTCTAGTAAATCATTATACTTCATCTGAGCTTGTTGATTATACTTAGATATAATAGATTTTCTACTAGGTTGAGGTTTACCTTCTCTTAGTGCTTTATCTGTATATTCTTGTATAATATTATCCTATTGCTCTTCAGATAAATCTTTGAACAAATATCCTTTGATATCCTAATATGATTCTACTTTAAGTTTACCAGTAATATAAGCTGTGGCTTGATCTCTCAATCTATCTCTTACAGCTTTATTCATTACAAACGCTGTTACATAATTCTTTATCTATTCAGCATTTACTGGATCTTGAACCTAATCTAAATTTTGTATACCATATGTACTTACTATTTTTTGTATTACTCTTTCTATTCTTTCTTTTTCTCTTTTAATGTAGTTTCTCATATTATTTATATTTCTGAGATCTACATCTAAACCAGTATCCTCTGATAACTGTTGTAAAGTTTTAGTTCTATTAGTAAGAGCTTTATACAAATCTGTTATAGCTTGATTCTATAATTTTAGATAAGTAATATCATACACAGCATTTGAATATTCATCAAAAGTAGGTAAAGTAGATAAAAAATCTTGTTCTATTTCGTCTGCATATTCTGGAGTAGCGTTCATTTTGTATTGATAATCTTCATCAGACTATCTTTTACTTTCAACAAATGCATCATAAGATTCTCTAGCTTTTTGTAGGAATACATCATCTTTATTAGTTTTACCTTGCTCTATTATCTTTTCTAACTCTTTGGCTACATCGTTAGTTGATTGCTCTGCCTCATTCAATCTATCTTTAATATGTAGATAGTTCTTAACTATTTTTCTATGCTCAGAGCTGCCTCTCTTAATACCTAAATCTTTTAAATTTTCATCAATAGATTTATTACGATATTCAGCCCACAGATTAGTAGCTAGATTTTTGTCTTCATCTATCATTTCATCTGTTACTCCAGGCTGTTTCAATTTTTTAGCAGACTCTAAATAATCTGTAACATAATTAATATCTTTACCAGCTTGTAAAGCATCGAGGAAGACATCCATTTTGTTATCCTGTTCAGCATTACTATATCCTTTAGCAATAAGTTTTTGTACTTCTTTATCTGAAGCATACTGTCTTACTGCATTTTTCAATTGTACTGCATTACCAGCAAATGGCATTACTAAACCTATGAATCCACCAATATCCATCGCCTTCTTTAATTCATCATCTGTATTTAGATAATTATCATTTGATAAACCAAAGTAAGCAAGATTGGCTTCATACCCAAGAAGACCAGCGTTGTATGCAGCAGATATAGGATTTATTCCTTTGTCTTTTAAATAGTCGTATTCTCCTCTTTGATATCTACTACCAACTACAGATTGAACACCTTCTTCACTACGTTCAGATACAAAATTAATAGCATTAGCTTTAGCGAATTTACCAATGTTTTCTAATAAATGTTTCCTAGTAATATTTTGTCCAGGTCTAGACGCTTTGTTCAGAATATTTTCAACCCCTCTGTCAATAGCTTTACCCAAACCAATCTGGTCTACTATACTTGGTATTTCATCTAAAGGTCTTTTTATACCTCTAGCTTTTGCTAATGCTTTACTAGCCTAATTCCATAATATTTTACCTCCATAGGAAAACGGCATACTTTGTAAATAATCTGAATAACTTAAAGCGTCATTCACATCTCTAACCATTTGTAAGCCATCAAAAGCATCGTTTCTGATTTCTTCAAAATCTTTTTGATCTGTAGTAAGACCTTGAGCTAGACCGGCTTGTAGTTTTTCATTTTCGTCCATCTAATCTACAGGATAACCTAACTCACCTAATCTAGGTTCCCAAGATTCTAATACTCTATTTACATCTGTCTTATTATCGTTAGCACTTTGTAATACGCTTTGCTGATAGTTGTCAAATACTTCACTAGCTGTTTCAGATTGCCTGTAATATTTAGCTAACCAAAGATTAAAAGCTGCTTCTCCTAAAGCAATTGCTATAGCTGCTTGACCAATACCTGGAACAGCGGTTATAGCACCTCTAACAGCTAGACTTCTAGCCGCTTTATTAGCTAATATTGAAGTTCCTGTTTGTAAGAACATCATTTCTATTTCAGACAAAGAACTACCAATATGACCTAGATTATAAAACCAAGATTTAGGATCAGTAATAGATAACTCAGATTCATTTACTCTCTGCTCAAATTCTTTAGTAAGAGATGCTGGATCGTATAACCAATTACCTTTCTTTAAAGTATTCTATCTTTTTACTATCTTAGCTGTTTTATCTTCGTATTCATCATTAGCATCAGATAACACTTTCTAAATAGCGTCTAATCTTTCTTTATCAGACATTTGTCGCTATTTATTGTTCCATAAGAAATCTTGTTCTTCCTAGTTTAATGCATTATCTTCTAACGCTGTAGCTATATTATCTAGCGGATTTACATTGAATATATTATTATCTTTAAAGTCATTTAGCAAAGCTTTAAAGTTTATAGCTATACTACCATTTACATTCGTAGGATCTGTATCGTAGAATAAATCTCTTAAGTACGGATTAGATTTAGCATACTTTTTTATATTAGGTTCTAACTAATTAACAGTTTGCACTGCCATTTTCTATTCATCTGTAAGTATATTATTAGAGATATTATCTACAATAGACTTAGCTTCTAAATAGTTTTGAGCTTCCTATATCTGTGGTATCCATTTAGATTCTGTTTCCATTAAATTGTCTTGTAATTTAGACAATCCAACACTAAGTCTTTCTTTTTGTATATACTGATATAATGGATTAGCATTATCTAATACATTAGTTATTAGTTTTCCAGTATTCCATACAATATCTTCAGCTAAAGATCTTTTATTATCTTTAGCTTCTTCTACTACTGGCACTTCTTGTTCTGTAGTAAATTCATTTATTCCATATGACTATGGTAGTTGCGATATATCAAACCCTTCGCTGTACGGAGTCATAGCTTCCCTCACTAGCTATTGTCCTAGTGATGGGGAATTCAAATTAAATTTATTTTTCTTAGCCATTTTTATGCGATTTTATTTTTTCTTATTCTCCGGCAGAATAACCAATGCCGTAAGCTTCCTGTTGTGTACTTGGATATAATTCAGATCTAAACGCATCTGTCATAGATAGCTTCCATGCTTGTTGATCTAAGTATTCAGTATTTAATTTATCTTGTGGATCTGGAAGTTTATTTAGTAATTCTATCTACCAATATACATCTTCTGTAGGAACATTGTAAGATACTTTTCCTTCATAGTTATATTTACTGCTATACTCTCCTTCTTCTAAGTATCTTTGAAATGGTAGTTTACGTTTATCTCCTTCTTTTATTTCTGTAGATAGAGACACCTTACCAGAGCGATCGTATATTCTTTTAGCCCCAGATATAACCATATCTGCGTCTGTTATACCTAACGCATCTAATTGACTTTGGGGTATAGCTACTGTAATTACCTAACTAGAATTAGGCTGTACTTGTCCATTTTTATTTACAGGTAAAGTAAGAATATTACCTCCCTATTGAAGAATAACATTAGTAAGCTTACCGTTTTTAAGAGCATCTCTAAACTTATTCTTTCCAGATTCTACGTGTTTATAACCAGCTATTTCAGATATAACATCTGTGGCTAAATCTAATTGTCTAGGATTAGCTATTACTCTGTATTTACCTAATGGAGTAGTAACTGTTTCAGATGTAATACCTGGTATAGTAGTTTGTAACAAATCATTTACAGAAGCAATAGGAGATGGAGCTGCAAATCTATTCAAAATATCATTAGTAGCGTTTGATAAATCTATATTAGTTAATTTACCATCTGTAGCATATTCTTTAAATATTTCATTAAACAATTTATTTGGTGTGTAACTATTAGATTCATTATATATTTTTCGTAATTGTTCCTTAAATATATTTGCAGATAAATTATCATTTGATTCGACAGCTTTATTATATTGATCAGTTAAAGAATTTATCTGATCTCTATATTTATTAGCTATGTAAGCTTGAGTTCCTAATTTAAATGCATCTCCACCAGTAGTTGCAATAGATTCTGTCAATCTAAAGGGTTTTTGAGCAGTTTGTTGTCCTGTTCTAGCTCTCTTCAATCTATCTTCTTCGTATATCTTAGATAAAGGATTAAGTTCTCTATCTTCATATGCAAATTCTCTACCAGCTCTATATATACGATTAGCAAATAAAGCATTAGCTTGTTCTGGAGTATATCCTTGCTGTATTAATACTTGTATATGTTTCTGTGCTTCAGGAGTGTTATATATAGCAGAAATATTGTTAGCTATTTCTTGATCTATTCTTTCAGATGAAACTCCTCTCCAATCATAAGCACCTTCTTGTCTAATAAATCCAGGCTTTAGATTATCAACATAAGGTTTTACTAAATCTACTTCTGACTTATAAGCTAATGGAGCAACATCATTAAATACTCCACTATCTAAAGTATTATAATTAGTAAAATCAACTTCATGCCATAAAGGATTATACTTACCAGACAGCATAAGTAGTTGATTTACTTTCTATCTCTAAAGTAATCCTTCTCTGCTCTATTGTAACTAACTTAGCTCGTTATAAGGTCTTGTATTAATAAATGATTGTATTAAAGATCTACCTTCTGCTGTTTTAATCAAATCAGGATTAGCTGCTAATTTATTTACTATATCTTGTCCAGCTCCAACTGTTAAATCATACCACCTCTTAGTATCTATAGCTGACGGAGATCTAAACTCTGACCACTTAGTAAACTGATTACCTAAATCCTAATAAGCTTTATCTACTCTTTCGTTATTTGCTTTACCTATAGCATATAGCTATTCAAAAGGTATTGGTGTATACTAACTAATATACTCACTTTCTATTGGTTTATCAAATCTATTCGTTGCCATTATCTTTTCAAATTATTATATAATTTAGTTAATTGATCTGATGTCATACCATATTCCAAATAAGGTAACATAGCTTCTAGTACAGCAGAGTCTCTTTTAGTTAAACGTTTATCTTTACTTATCTACTATATTCTTGTAGATAAATCACCAAATCCTTTTCTACGAATATTTATAGTAGCTGCATCATTTTGAGCTTGTTCTACAGAAGCTAAATGTCTAGCATTAGCATACTGTTGTCCCCATTGATTAGCTATTTGAGCATTGTTAAATGCCATTTGATTTTCAGCATTATTTTTAGTAGCATAAGCATTAGCGATAGCTTTGTTCCTATTAACTGCTGACTGTAAACCAAATGCCATGTTAGCTCCAGTGTTAGGATTAATATTAGCCATATTGTATCTAGCAATTCTATCGCTTAGAGTAGCTTCTCTAAGTATAGGATCTATATTATAATCAGTAGGACCATATACTGGATTATAAGTATACGTTTCTACTCTTTCAGGGCTACCTGAGAATATATTACCAACAGGTCCAGCTAATGCAGCTATGTTATCTATTAGATCTAACCAGTTATTATCACTTGGAGTTTTCGGTTTTTTACTATTTGTACCATATATATTACCTACTGGAAGTTGTCCAGGATTACCAGTATAGTTAAAGTATTTACTACTTCTAGCATTAGCCGTATCTACATTACCAATAGGAGCATTAATATTATAAGGAATGCCTAATCTACTTGCTACTTCAGAAGATGGTATAGGTCTAGGTCCGCTACTCTGATTAGATCTACTATCTACATATGCTTGACCAATCTTATGCCAATCACCATACTTTCTATCTGTCATTAAAGATCTAGCTTGTTCTACTGTAGGTATAACTCCTTTATTCTTACCTAAGTAAGTAGACATATCTCCATATTTACCACCATAGATATCCTTAACATCTTGATCTGTAATACTATTAACCCAGTTTAAATAATCTTGTGTATAGTTATTTTTATCTGAATCCCAGTATTTAAAATCAGACATATTTTTATTATATCCATATGGTTTAATGCCTTTAGTGCCATCTGCATAAGCAGCAGTATTCTTCTTTATTTTTTTACTTTTCAAAGCTTCTTGCTAATCTAATAATGCCTGATAAGCTATCTAATTATTTCTCTCATTTAGCATCTAACTATTTTCGGCATATATATTATTAGCTTTCTTGTTGCTTTTCTTCATTAACTTCTTTCCCATTTCTGCAAATGTTTTATTTGTTCCTGGAACTTTAATCTTATCACTTAATACTTGAGTTCCAACAGGTACATTTAATAAATTAGAATCTGTAGGTTTACCTTCTTCTGGTATAGATCCTATAGTTCCATCTGGTGTTCTCAACATCTCACCATCATCTAAGTAAGCCATAGTAGATGGTACTACTCCACCTTTAGATAAACTTAATTCATTATATCCATTTTCCTAATAGTAATCAGCTGCTACTTGTTCAGACATTTGTCTGGCTTGAATACCATTTTTAATTCTACCAGCCTTATTACGTATATAACTTTTACTATGACCAAATAGACCAGCTATTCCTGATGGTAATTCATACTCACCAGTCTGTTCATTAACAGATCCACCTGAACCTATACTTGAAGTAATACCACCAATAGCTCCGCCTATTACTGCTCCCCAAGGTCCACCAATAGATGCCCCCATTGCAGCTCCAGATCCTATGCCACCTATTACACCAGCTGCTGTAGGTTTCTATCCACTAGTAGCGTTACCTATCATACTACCTATAGCTCCAACTCCTTGTGTAACTACATTTGCTTTATCTACTCCACTCATGTTTCCCCAATTTGAAATAGCATCAGCGCCGAAAGCATATCGAGGAACTCTTTTTAATTTCTTATTTTTCATATTATAACATTGAATATCTATAAGTTGTTTTAATATACGGAAGCTTAAATTCTTTATTATCGTTGCAATCAAAAGTATAATTGCAAATCAAATATTTTCCTCTCATTCTTCCAGCGTAAGACATATTAGTCTATTGTTGTAAATCTGGTTTATCTTGTTTTTCTCTACTTATTGCAAATCTGTAATTATCCTCTCTAACTTCTATCTGATTATAATCTATTGGTTCAGTAACTTGTGTCTTAGTTTCAAAATGTATATCAGTTATTAAAGTAGGTTTTTCCTCATCTCCAACATCTTCAAATTCAGCTGAAAACCATTGATTATCGAATACTTTAGTATATGCTATATCTTTATTTACTACAAATCTTACATAAGATATACGTTCTTCCTTCTCTTTGCTATCATCTACGTAATACATATTGTGTAAATAGTAACAATTATTGTCTTTAATAGTAACTAATCTAGTAGAAAATGGGAAGAACCAGTTTGGATTATGAGTATAGAAAGATGTAAATACATTTAACTATTCATTAAATATTAAACATCTATCGTATATTCTAAACCATACTTCATTATATTTTTTATCATAGAATGATACTGGATTTTTTCTAGCTGAGTCTGGCAATCTATTTAAATATGTCTATACTTGTTTTACCTTAGATAATTCATTAAATCCATTACCCAATGAACATATTACATTTTTATCAAAATCGTGCCAGTATAAAGTTGTTTCTGAATTAGTAATACTTTTATCATTTACGATACTACTACCATTTTGTGTAACTAAATAATCATATCTAGTTAATACTCCTCCAGTACCTAATACTAGTTCTCCAGCATTATTGTCATTAATTAATGATCTATCATTGACAGAAGCTATACCAACAGAACTGTCCTAAAAGAAGTATAACCTATTCTTGAATACTTTTAAATTAGTAACTGGTCCGTATGTACTATCTGTATCTAAATAATTAGCAAATTTAAATTTAGTCCAACTATCTGTCTATTCGTTAATAGACTTTACTTCAGAACAAGTAATACGATTCATGCTCTTTACATTATCTTCAGCGTATATAGAACTTTGAATATAACTTTTAGCGGTATTAGTACTAGAATATGCTGAATTATATGTATACATAGGCTTTCCTTGAGTGTAATTTGTATTTAATGCTCCAGGCTCTGTTAAAAAATAAATATTAGCTTCTCCAGTCTGAGCATTACCTGTAGATACCGTAGTATCTTGAGAAAAATGTTCATCGTTTCTATAGTGCAAGTTTACACTGGATTCTAAAGGTATATAAGCTGCAACAAATCTCTTAAAACCGTTTCTATCGTCTGGGTCATTCCTAGTAAACAACAAGGTGTGTGCATAATCTAATACTCCTAAATATGTATCACCACCGAAACACATAGCTGTATCATATTTTTCCCAAGATGTTTTAACATAAGTGTTAGTACTATAATAAGTAGAATAACTTCTACTTATAAATGTGTTACCACCATACTGAGTAGCACTTTTTTTTATGTTAACGAAAAGTACAGAATTATATCTAAACTTTCTCAGCATTGGCGTTGTACGTATACCAGTAAAACCTCCGGAGTATACATCTGGAGCACTAACAGCTAAACATACTCCATGTGGTCCAAGAGCTTCATTAGAGCCAATGCTATAATTGATAAACCCAAATCTATCTATATAGTTTACTATTTGTTTAGCATCAAAAGCTTCTTGATAAGGAGAAATGTTAGTAGGTTTAACAACGTCTTTTATAGGAAAAGATTGACGCAAATTAGAATTGTCTTTATGAGCATAATTCTTACCAAACATCTAATAGTATTTACACACTCCTCCACTAAGTCTACCGTCATTCTATTCAAACCCGTCAAATACTCCAGATTCTAATTTAATAGCTGGTCGATCTCCATCATAATCAGATCCTTCTACTACACCACCAAATGAATTTTCAGTTTGGTTATTATCATTGCGACCCATTACTTTAGTAAAAGGAATACCCAATCTATGATGTTTATATCTATTATCATCACAATATGTAGCAGAATGAGCACAATATAATGGTACTATATTCATATTACTAGTAACAATAGAATCTGAATTTTCTTTATTAAAACATATATCAGCTGTTACTAAATCAAAAATACCGTTAACATCTATTAGATTTATAGCCTAAGTATCTTGCTACACCATCTTATTATCATATATGTGATATATTCCTTGTGCAAATGGTGATACAGCAGTATCTGTATATGTTGGCATAATAGTGGGTCTTCTATCTATACTACCAATAGAATACTCAGCGTTATAATCTTCAGTATTATTTTTCCAACCGTTAAATTTAATAGTTTTATTAAGTAATCCTTGTGTTACTACAGTTCTATCTGCTAATGTTCTATCACATCTTACTATTTCATAAGCTACTACATCTATAGGAAGATTTTGTACATAAAACATTATACCTAACGGATGAGATACCAATTCATAGTTACCTGACCCATCTACTGTATCAGCAAAAGTAAAAGGTTCATACCCTTCAATATCACCAGATGGGAATCTAATATCTCCAATCCAATGTACAGGAGAAGGTATATTTTTCTAATTGTAAAACACTATACCAAATCTATACACTTCATCTCTCTGATATCCTAAGAAATTAGATACGTAAAATGGATCACTATAATTTCTTATTCTAGATGTATTATCATTGTTATAGATATATACAGTTTGACCATTCTCTGGACATTTTAACTTAATAGTATTATCTATTCTTTTAGATGAAGATAGCTCCAAGTTATATGCTAATAACTTATTGCCTTCTTCATCTACAGAAGGAGCGTTGTCAGATTCTATCAAATCTGTAGTAATAAATCTATAACTTATATTTACTCCCTTGCCGCCTCTAACAGTTCTACTATCATCATAACCATAAGCATATTCCTCATTTTCATCATTAGGATATACTATTTGATTATTCATAGGATTGATGCAATCGTGTTCCTCTGGTATAATAAAATCATTACCTTGACCCAATAACTAATCAAAAGTTAAAGTAAGTGAATTTTCTGTTATACTAGAATTTAGTTGTATTGTTCCATTTTTATTACATCTATATGCTCTTGCATCATATGCAACATCCCAAGTTAATTCCTATAAATTTGAAGCAAATAATCTATTATTCATTTTAGCTATACTCTTAGCATTGAATTCAAATGGTACTAGATTATTAAATTCTTCAATAGATAATTCACTAATATAATTTTTACCTATATCGTTATAAGTAAAAGTAATAACAGAATTATCAGACTTAGGTAAGTCTAATTCATTTATAATATAAACTTTTGGAGTTTGACTTTTACTAGTATACTATATACCTATTATTCTAATTCTTTCAAATCTGCCATCATTAAATAATGTTGCAGATAATAAGCATCCTTTATCTGTACTTTCATCAGCATTATTTCCATTAAAATTCTTAGACGAATTGGCATTACTAGAAGATACGGGTATCATAGAACTTAATGAAGATGTAGTAGTTTCACCTCCATGCACATTAAATAATTGGTAACAATATTGTACCATACCTGCTGGTAAATTACCAGAAGTCCATTCAATAAACTTAAATGGTGCAATAGTTGAACTTGGCAATAGATCAAAGTAAGTACTGTCTGTTATAGGACTGACCTTACTAGTATTATATTTTTTCTATATATTAATACATTTAATAGAAGTATTGCCATCAGATATGTATACTTTACTAACATTATTAGATTCAAAGTTAGTAACAATAGATACATTATCGGTTATATTTAACTAAGCTGATACGATCAGTGTCCACGTAGGACTAATACTATTAAAATCAGTTACTATCCAGAGGTTGTTGATTCTATTTTGTTCATATAGCTCCTTAGTAAATACAACCCCACACTCTTCGACTCTTTCTTTATCTACATTATACCATCTACTAACAGCAGTACCAAGTATATTTTCAGAGATTTCTAAACCTCCTAAATACTGTCTAATGTCTTCTATATTCTATAGAATTCCAGTAGTTCCAGCATTATCTGTTAACAATCTAACATTCTATGCCCATCTATACTACTTATCAGATAACATAGTAATATCGCTATCCAAATTCATTCCTTCGAGAAATGTATTTACTTGGCTATTTATCTCCATAATCTATTATAATTGTAATTCTAATTATAAATTTCTTGTCTATCACCAGTAGTACTAAAGAAAGTACGTTCTTCATCTATCTCTGGGACTAATGTATTCCATGTGTACTTGATATTAGTTAATTCGTCTTGGTTCGGCATTAATGATTCAGCATATGCTTGCTTTCTATAGAAGTTATAAGAGTTCTTAGCATCTATCCACAACTATCTGTGTACTTCTCCTTTTATATACTTAATATAAAGAATCTTTTGTGCACAATACCAAAAGCAAGCTTCAAAGTAAGACTATACATCAGGTATCATAGGCATGCCATCCTCGTCAGTGTAGATAGCATGATATGAGATTTTTGCATATCCTTCTGGAACATTTGTGATGAGATATCCTGGTTTGACATCATATTGTGGCGTATAACTGAAATTAGTACCATTAAAACTAGTGTGCTGTAATCTACCATTTTTGCTACAAACTGTATAATTATTAATCAATGTGCTAAGTGTCTATCTAGTATTAGTATCTTTATTAAGTATTTCTAATGCGTCTTTATCTTTAGTAATATTGTGAAGGTTCTTTACTAATGGTATTAATACATCATCGTGTATAATCATATTACAACAATCACAGTTATCTTTCTTATCATATACACTGAATGTACCAGTACTCTTTTTCATAGGTATCCAACCACCACAATCACATGTAGAGTAAGCTACACTGTTTAATCTTTCTAAGTCACATGGTAACTTAGCCTAATAACCATTGATAGGTATTACTTCTACTTTGTGATCTAATTGATTAACAGAACCTATATTCATTAAGGCTTCTCCAATCCATTGACGTATATCTGTAATAGGTATTTCAGTTTCATTTAAACCTAAGTCCGCAATTACTTTAGCAATCACGGCTTTACTACTTGTCATTTTGTAAATCATATTTCTTCGTAATCGTGAACTTTATTTTTAATTATGCTAGCTAAATTTCTCTTATTGGCTCTACTTAACTATATCTAGTATTTACTTTTATTTTTAACTAGTAAATCCTATTTATCCCAATATAGCCTATACTTATATCC